CTGTCACTTCTTTACTGTTTGCCCATCTAGGGTGAACATAATCTGCATGATACCAAAGTGCACCACCAGTTATATCAATCATACCTTCGTGTTCACCATTGATAAACTGTTCAGCCAATTCAAACAATTCTGAATAAGTTTTATCATCTTTTGGTTCATCTGAATAACCATCACAGAACCAACTAAACTGACACTTATTCTTAATAGGTTTTATAATACCCTTTTCTTTTAACCACCATTGTGATATCTTGGCTTGTTCTATTACCTCACAAATAGTGTTAGGATATTCTTCACTATTTACTCTATTATACACTACTTGAGTCGTTGCCACAACCCCTGCGATACCTTCACTTCTTGCCTCAAAATACATATTTTTTGCAAGACAAGTTATTTCATTATTCTTAAAAAATGGGTCTTCTACTGGTATCGGTGTAACAGAATTTGTTCTTATAACAATTTTTTGATTATCTATTTCACTATTATCACGAAAGAAAATGTTATAGAATACATAACATAATCCTAGTAATATAAAAATTAAAACATATTGTCTATATTTTTCGTCTTTATCCATTATACCTCTCTCTTTAGATGATTGCTAGAGAAACTAAAATAGTTCTCTAGCAACCTAGAATACACATTCTTATTGACCATTCTTAAAGTTTTCAAACATTGCCAATAGTAAGAATGCGATTCCAACAGCTGAGCAGATGGAAAGAGTTGTGAGAGAGGCATCACCATCAACAGCACCAGCCGCCAGAATACTAAAAATCAAACCAATTGTTGTATAAATCATAAACATAATATACCTCATAATATAAATTAATAATTATAATAATAACACATTATAGCAATGTGTCAACCCCCTAAGCACTTTTTTTGTAGTCTTTATGAGTAGTATCAAAAAACTGTTCGTCCCAACTAAAAGCTTGTTGAACAACTTGTTTTGATAAGCCCTTGAATTTCTGATGTAATTTCTTATCTTTTGTAAGTATTAGTACATCAGCTTCGTTCTCTTGTAAACCTTCTAACATTTGTATAAACATATTTTCACATTTATGTTGTGGTAATTTATCGTTACCACCTTTTACAAAATTGTATAACAAACGAGCTTCGTTTTCTAATCTAGTGTGTTGTGTGCCTTCAGGTGCATCATTCTTTTTAAATGGTACATCACCGTCAGGTAACCTCCAAACAATTTTTGGGTCAAAAGATGCTTTCATAACCATTCTTAAACCTGGGCTATCATACTTTCTTAAAACCTCAATTTTTTTTTCTTTAACTTTTGCATTATTAACCATGGTTAGTATTTCACTAATCAAAGGTCTTACTACATCTATTGCCATTAAAAATCTCCTAGTCTTTCAGTTAGTTCTCTCAATCTGTGTTTCATAAAATATGGTAGAATTTTACTTCTAGTGTTGTCATATTTCTCATTCCAGCATTTATATATATTGTTCTTAATTTCATCTGGTATGAGAGATAAATCTATTAACTTACTATTTCTTTGAAAGTTTCTTTTTAGTTCATCATTCCAAGAATCAATTGGCCAAGTACCAACTTGTTTCCAATCATCAATCTTTTTTTTACCTAATGGTCTTTGTCGTAAACCATCTGTAAATGTATTATCAGGTGAAAGTATATTTGGTATACCATCACCACGGTCACCTTTAAAAATATGTTCTATTTTGTAATCGTCAGGATTTTTACCATTTACATATTTTTTAAGAGTTGGTGAATATTGTTGTACATTATTATGAACTTGTAATTGTATAAAATCTTTATCACCAGATAATATTAATATTTTTTCAAATAATGTCGGTGTTTTAGATACACAATCTACAATAGTTGCTATGATATCATCAGCTTCTGCACCATCTACTTGTAAAACTTGATAAGGGAAAACTTCTTTTATTTCATCTCGAATGAGATTTAAAGTTTCAAATAATTCATTCCAATTTAGACTTGAATCTGTTCTATCTTTTTTTCTGTTTGATTTATAGTTAGGAAAATATTCTCTACGCCAATAGTGTTTATCATCATAACATAGAATTAATTCACCATAATCATTTGAGAATTTTGTTCTATATGACCTTATTGAATTTAGTACCAAATGTCTTACTAAATCAACACTTAAATCATTATGTTTTATTTGCATCATCAGATTACTAATTGTAACCTGATTCATATCAACTAATATCATTTTTTTATTTTTTTGTTTTATCCAGTAATTCTGGAATCAACTCCATATTAAACATTGTATTTGTTTTACCATTTTTTGTTTCAGTAATCATAAACTTATCAATCAAATCTTGCATGTCGTGTTTGATATCTAAATCTCTATATAATGCACTTTTAATACTTTCAATTATAAATGATAAATCTTTTATAAAAGTTTGTTTACTTATTTGAATACCATTATCACCTAATGAATGTACTAATTGTACAATAAGTGCTTCAGTAAGATTATCAGCAAAACTCATATCCTCAGCTAGTTTTACATAATCATAATTAGGTACTTTTATTTCTCTTCTAGATTTAAACTTCTTGCTGGGGAATTTTACTATATTGCTCATACTGATATTTATATCCAATAATTTACTAGACCTGTAATTGATATAATAAAACCAACTACATTTAATAATATGATAGAACCATCTTTCCAATAATATCCTACACTAACCCATACAATACTTCCTATGGTCATAAAGTATAGATTTAAAGGATAGACATTAAAAGATGTAAAACATAAGCCTATCAACAATAGGAAAGAACCACACCATTTTAAACCTCTAACTTCTCTAACTTCTCTCTTTTTCTTATACATCTCCTCGTACTCGCAGCTATTTCTTTTCTTCTCTTTTCATTTCTTGTTTCAAAGAATTCTCTTTTTCTAATCTCATTAAAAAAGTTTTCTTTCTGTAATTTCTTTTTTAGTTTTCTGATTGCTTTATCGATGTTACCATTCTCAACCATAACAGCTGTACCTGGTAATCTTTTACTATCATGTCTTTTCTTTTTAAAATTATTATATCTTCTAAACGCCATCATATACCTCTTCCATACTCAAATTAGTAACTTCTGCTTCATATTGGTCGACACCAGTTAAAAAAGCATTAATATCTGTTATCGAAAGTTTTTTAATATCCGAAACATCTGCACATTTCATAACATATTCTTGTACATGGTTTGGTATATCTTCGTGTGTATTATAAAAATAAATCATATTCACCTATATTGTTAAGTTTTATATCGTCTAATTTCACTTGATATCATATCAGCATAATGTGTTAACCAAGCTTTTGATTGTTCATCTAAATTATAAGTAGATTGGTCTGTACACTTATTTCTCATATATCGAATAATATTTTCGATACCTATAATAGCAAGTTGTTTATTAGTTTTTAAATTATCCATAATCATATCCTATCACAAAAATTATCTATTGTCAACACCATAAAATGTTGAATCACCCATTTGTAATGTACACCACGCTTGAATCCAATCAAGATTGTTTGTTTTACAAATTTTTTTAAATTGTTCTGAATAATCACCATCTGGCCATTGACCTGCCATCATAGCTTCTTCTTGTTCATATAAATCTTTTAATTTTTTAAATATTTCATTTGATACTGGAATCATTTTACATACCTTTCTTTAACACTATCACCATAATTATCAACTAAATCAACATAATCACCAAAGTAAAATAAAAATGTCTGAACTAATGTATCATAGTCACCAGACTCTTTCATTTCATTAATAATTTTGTTACCATTTTCACCTATATCTTTTGCCATTCTTTTGGCAGTTGCCATTAAATTAAAGGCATTGCCTGCCGGACCTTCTATATTGATTTCTCTAAAATAATTCATAATTTACCTTTCTTTATTATATTATTATTATACACTACTTTTAAACATATGTCAAGTCTTGATAGTTTGACCAAAAGTCATTCCACACATAATTTGCAATCCAATGTACATCAGCTTCACTCCAGATGTTTCCACATTTGTCTTTTGCAACATCAAAAAACTCTTCAAATGACTCACATTGTGAGATATCGTTTTCATTAACATTATCATAAAATCTTTCTAAAAGATTATTCATATGTTTATCATCTATATTTGCTATTGTCATAATATATCCTTTCTAAATTAAAATAATGATTCACCAGAACCATGTAAATGATTCTCAACTTTAGTTGTTCTTCTTAATTCACCATTAACAACTTTAAATGGTGCAGACTTATTGTGACACTTTTCAGTAACCCACTTTAAAGTGTTAAGGGCTTCTTGAAAAGTAGTTAACTCATCGTGTAAGTCATAACCAGCACTACAATCTGTATCGTTATCTAAAGCCTCTAATATAGTGTACTTTGTTTTTAACTTTAATACAGTTTCGTGTATTTCTTTAAGTATTTCTTGTTTTTTGTTTCTATGTAAATATGTCATGTTTTTTCCTTTCTTTCTTGACTTTATGTACTCATTGTACTATGCTATGAGAGCATTGTCAAGGGAAAAAACCAAAAAAAACCAAAATAATCGCAAAAAAGATGCTAGTTAAATCAATAACTTACGATAAAATGGGTAAAAAAAGATGCTAGTTAAATCAATAACTTACGATTTGGTGTAATATTTACGATAATCGTTATGATTACCATACCAATGTACTTCTGTAAGTATTTTGTCTTTGTTTGATGAAAGTATGTGATTTTCCCACCAATCTGGTTCTTTTACAGTACAATGTGCATTTTCACCATTTGGTAGTATTGCATGTGCTAATCTTGTACAGATTGCAAGATAAACGAACTTGTCTGCTCGTTCAAATATTTGATTTAATGTTTTGGGTATTACTTTTTCAGGAATATGTTCTAATACATCTGTTGATATAACACCATCAAAAGTTCTATCTGGTAGTGTGTCGTGTCCTTTAAATCCAGGGTCATATAAAAATATATTCTCATCTTTTACATGAAATAATATATTACTATTTGATTGTTTGTATTGATTACCTTTACCACAACCGTAATCTAAAACTGTTGTTGAAGCAGTTGATAAAACTAGATTAGCAATATTAGGTATTTCTTTATCTAAACTAACACCTTGATAGTTTCTACTATCTTCATGCATTTCTTTATATAAGTTAATATATTTGTTTTCAATCTTCATTTTGTTTATGTAATATCATAAAGTATTCTGCATCAATCAATACCAAAGGTTTTTGATTATTTCTTTTTAAAACAACTATGGGTTCATAATTACCAGAATTATCACATGCCTGATTATATGCCTCCCATAGATTTACTTTTTCTTGATTTTTACATTCAACAGAATATGGAAACTTTTTTCTTGCAGCTCTAGCCATAATTAAATCTTCACCACCAGCACCCATTGAACGACTTTCAATGTCTTCTTCGTGTATCTTTAATTTTTCTATGAGTTGTTCCCTAACCCATTTCTGTAATCTTCTACCTTTTGCTTTTGCACTACTAGTATTCATCGTATTCTAAATCGTCCTCACTATCCTTTTCTATTTCATGTTTACAAAAAGGACAATATAATATTTCATAATACTCCTCGTCCATATTATGTTTTATTGTAAATTCTGCTTCACAGTTATTACAATATATTATTTTCTTCGGCATTATTGAATCTCACATGACCCAGCAGAACAAGCTAGTTCTTGAGAACCAATAGTCATATCTGTTTTTTCATAATCAGATAATTTACTCCAATTAACTTCAGTTGGCATTTTTTTTACCAATTCTGAATATTCTATTAAAGTACAATCTTGATAAGGTGCTTGTTTATATGTATGTTCACTATATGGTAAGAAACTTACTCCACTCATTAAGTCAAAGTTCTTATATACCCATGCACCAACTTCAATCCATTCTTCTTCTTTAACAGAAATAGTTACAGAAGGTTTGTGTTCACACCAATGTACTTGATATGTTTTCCAAAGTTCAAGTTGTTCAATTGCAGTCATATCTTGTCTGAATACTGCATCTGGACTACACTTTATAGGAAAAGAAAATACTGTTGTATCGTGTGGTTTCATAACATCATCTTCAGCTGGAAAACCCATATCTACCATCATCTTTGTAAGTGGGTCTTTTTTATCACCTCTTACAGTTCTAATATAATGTGGATTATGTCTAGCATGAATACCACTTGCACTATCTACAAGTTGTGAAACTGTACCAGATGGTTTTACACAGGTAATCGCAGCAGCTTGTTTTATACCAATCTTATCTGCCCACTCTTTATTTGTTTCAACAGCCATCTTCTTTAAATTTTCTAATAAAACTTCAAGACCATTTATCTTACCTGCTGTCCATTTATTGTCCATAATACCAGTAAGTGATACACCAAGTAATCTTTCTTCTTCACAATTCTTTTTCCACTCTTTACTAACATATTTAAAATTTACTAATGTTGATTGTATTGTACCAAGAATTGTTGCAAGTCTAACTTTTCTTAATAAACTATCTTCTGTATCATCTGGTCTAACAACAACTTCAGATAAGTTACAGAATTCTCTACTTCGTAATATTATTTCTGAACATGGATTAGTACCAAAATCATATCCAACATCTCTTCTTTCGTTTTTCTCTGCAATCTTCTTTGCAGACTCTCTATTGAATATACCTCGTTCACCAGATTTCGAATCATATAATGCTTTCCATTCGTCCATAAAAATACCTACATCAGGTTTTTCAGTATAACATGCAGAATTATTTGCAAGTGCTCTCTGTCCGTTATCATTCCACCATTGACCAGACTTTGCAACTCTCATTCTATCATCTGATAAATTAGATAAACTAATTAATGCACTTCGTCTAACACCACCAACAACAACAATCTCTGCTGTCTTACATACGATATCATGACATTCAATAGAACTTAATTTTCTTCCGTGTGCATTTTGAAATATTTCTTTTGTAAATTCAAATAATCTTTGCAGTGGTTCGGGACCAGATGCACGACCACCAAAAGTTTTTAAAGGTGCACCTGCAGGTCTTACTTTACTTAAATCCCATTTAGGTACTTGTCCGTGATATAACATAGCAACTAATTCTTTAAATGCTTTTGCCCAACCTAATTTACTATCTTGTACTACTATTGTTGTATCACTCTGATAAAACTCTTCTGCAACAGTTGGTAAATTACCTACAAATTGTCTTTCAACAGAAAACCCTACACCTGTACCATTCATTAAAACATATAATATTTCATCAAATGCTTGTGGCCTATCAACAGCAATATAACTACAATTATAACCAGCAATATTTTCTCTCTTCAGAGCCTCTCCAGCAGTCATTAAACAACGCATTGAAGGCATAACACCAAGTTTTAAAACTTCATTTTCTAATTCTTCTCTTACTTTTTTTTCTAATTTAAATTTATTAGTTTCTTTAAGATGTTGTTCAAAAAAGTCAAAATATCTTGATACTGTTTCACCCCAAGTTTCTCTTCTTTCTTCTTTTGGCAACCATCTTGAGTATCTTGACAAATGAATAAATTCTTGATATTTCGTTGGTAATGTGTAAGTTGAATTAAGCATCTATTTTTCTCCAATCTCTAAATCTGACTTTTGCTTCAAGTCCAGTAAATGTATTATCGTCTATAATCTTTTGTATATTATTAACACCAGAGAGAACCATATCATTGATATCTTTTTGTTTTATATTTTCTGGAAAAAGGCACACAGAATACTCGTCTTCAATAAATTTCTCTATTCTTCTAACAATCTCTCTATTTCTTGGTTCGTTATCTGGTATCAATACAACATTATCTTTTTTAGGCACTCTCAAGTCTGATTGTGCCGTTGCTATACAATTATCTAAAAATAAACTATCTAGTGGTCCTTCAACAACATAAACTT